ACTGCTAAGACTTAGGTCGCAACGAGAGCGCAGACCACCATTCGCATCGACGCCATGACAGTCGACCTTCTAGACCCATCCGTTCCGACCAATACTATGATCGGGCTAGAGTTCTTCGATGTCTGCAAGATAACTAACGTGCAAGAGAATGGCTCAACCATAGTCAAGACCCTACAGGTACAGGGCTTGAACTGGACTATTACCCCTAACTCAATGCAAGTGACAGTAACAACACTAGAACCCATAACTGACGGATTCGTCATAGGCAGCACAGAACGCGGTATAATTGGTATATCCGCGATGACTTACTAGGAGATATATAATGACAGTTGGCATGCCCGCAAATACGGGGGATATCCTTACCGCCGCCGCTTTCAATGGCTTAGTGGCTTACACAGTCAACACAGACGCAACTGCCGACTACACCGCAGTAATCGCCGATGCCTATCAGGTTCTAGTGCCTATGAACAAGGCTACTGCCGTAGCCTTTAAGATTCCTACCAATGCCTCAGTAGCTTTCCCAGTAGGTACTGCGATCACTATCCTTAATAAGGGTGCTGGGCTTTGCACAATTAGCGCGGTTACATCTGGCACAACTACAGTCCTTTCAGCTGGTGCAGTTGCCGCTTCTCCTACCCTTGCTCAATACAAGACTGCCGTGGCTATCAAGACTGCCACAGATACTTGGTACGTCGTAGGCGGGGTTGCATAGTCAATGATTGGTGCAATCGTAGCGGGAGGGCTTAGCGAGCCAACCGCGCCCGTCACTAACTCTTATGAGTCTATTGCCTCATGGAGTTCTTCAGGTTCGACGGTTACATTTTCTACTATTCCTAGCACTTATAAGCATTTGCAGGTTCGCTTCTATGCCGACTTAGACACCGCAGATCGTGTGCTTCGCATGCGTATCAACGGAGTTAGCACTACTGGCACATACGCAAAGCATGGACTAGAAGGTAACGGAAGCTCTGCCTCAGCCTATGGAGTTGATTCGTCATCGGCTACTTGGCTCGATGTTGGATACGTTCCAAGCGCAGGGTCTAACCCAGCAGTTGCCGTCATAGACATTCTTGATTATGCAAATACTAGCAAGTATAAGACAACTCGCACTTTAGCGGGTAATGACCAAAATGGTGCAGGACTAGTCGGTCTCTACTCAGGGCTCTATATGAGTGTGGGAAGTATTGAACGGCTGAGGCGGTGTTCTCAGCGTACTGAGCCGTACCTCCTACGCGTGTGACTGTGGCTTGATTGATGATGAGCTTGTCATCGAAAGCATAGACGAGATTCTTATATGGGATACCAGTAGTCTGATTGAACTCAATAGGAGTTGCAGCGATTGAAGATATGACATCGCTTCTATCCTTGAATACCGCCGTGCCTGAGCCATCGATGTAGAAGGCGCCCTGCTCTGAGAACTCTACATTCTTAAGAGCTGCTAGAGATGTGCGGTTAGTAGCAGGGTCAGCTTGGCAGTTAGAGTCTCCTGTAGCAAAGGTTCTCATGTTATTAGGGAAGCTAACCTGATCTAGTATCTTGCCCATGCGTGTGCCGGTTGACTGCCCTGCACCTGCATCGGCTACGGTGTCGATGTTAGCTAGCTGAAAGAGTCTAAAGGCATCTGAGCAATAAATGTCGACATAACCTAGCTCCTGCCCTACTGGGAAGGTATAGCGATACTCTGTTGTATAGCCTGAGAATAGGAAGTGCTGGTCTGTGCCGGTTGTAGCTGAGACACGGAGCTTGCGAAGCGGTACTAGGTAAGGGTAGTAAGGAGAAGAAGTGTTTTGTGGATTCCATGCGCCTGTAGTGTCTAGGACTCTGACAACGCAGCTGCCAGTCTCATAGGTGTCCTGCTGGAGCGAGCGCCCACGGCTGATAGTAATCTGACGGACATCTGGCGTAAGGTCAACGATTGGGATAGGAACGCTAGATGCTCCTAATTGAGAGACTCCTAAGATTCCATATTTGGTATCACCAATTACGAATGGATAACCAAAGGTAGCGCCGGAGCTAAAGTCGAACGAGACGGCTATCTGTGCTGGAAGGCTCACCAGTTAAAGCTTCCGTTAGTGCGATCAACTCTAGTATTAGTACCGCTCATAGATTGAGTCTGCAATGCTTCCGCTACTGTCTTGCCGTCAATTTGGATGACGATTGGGTTATTAGCTGCGAAGGCTGAAGATGATGCGTAGGTGTTCATGCCCTGACCGCCACCGCCTGTGACTCCAGGAATCGGGCTGACGTTAGTAGGTGGCACATAACCTGAAGAAGGTACATAAGTACCGGAAGTATATTGAGTATTTGGAAGCGCAGATGTGGTTGCAGTTGCTGCCGGTTGTGGAGGAGGTGTCGCAGCTGGTGGCTTGAACGCTGCGATGCGCTTAGCCTGTAGCTCTACCTCATCGAGGTAACCTTTCCACGCCACAAAAGGATTATTTGCAGTTGGAAGTGTTGCCAATTCCTTAGCAAGTTGGACTGTCATGCCCTGAGCGATAGCTAGCTTATAGGTTAGCTTGCTGGCTTCTTCTGCGTTGCCTGTGATGATGGCTAGTTGGAGCTTAAGTCTTGTGCGCTCCTCCTCAGAGATGTTGCCCTTGAGAGCTGCCACGATCTGAATCTGTTGCATGTCAAACATGGCAGATGCGTTTTTTAGTTGTGTAGCTTTCTTCTGCTCAGCTAGGGCTTGCTTCTGTAGCTTGGCGGCTTTAGCTGCTGCGGCTGCTGCGGCTGCTGCGGCTTTTCTTTGTGCCTCTGTATATTTCTCAGTAAGCTTTATGTCACTTCTCTTAGATTCACCAGTACGGTTAAGGTAGTCATCTAATGTAGCTTGCGGGTCAGCTACTAGTTCTTCTTCGGCATTACCTGTAATTCTGTTCCAAGCATCTGCAAAGTCATCGATCTTCTGTATTGCTCCATCTACGTAACCACCGATTATCTTCATTCCTTCGGAGATTCTGCCACCGATTCTGCCGATTTCTCTTAGGAAGTCTCCTGTAGCTTTTGCTCCATCCTTAAGGTCTCTGACTAGACCGTCAATGGAAGTGTTATTGGTTAGAGCCATTAAAGCGTCGATAACGCCTTCGCCTAGAATCTCTTGAATCTCACCACCGGCAACGGTGATTGCTTCCATCTTGCCAGCGTATGTCTTGAGATAAGCCGCTGACGAGCCCTTGAACTGTTTAGCGAGCTTGGCTTGGACTTCTGAATAAGAGATAGTAGCTAACTCTGCCTTAGTTAAACCTAAATTGTATTTCTTCAGACCTTTAGTGTTGCCAACATAGGCATTGGCAAGGTCTTGGGTTACTGTCTCAAGTGCTACACCTGAGCCTCTAGAGACTTCAATGGCTTGAGCTAACATCTCCTGAGATAGGACTAGTGAGCCTGTCTGTGTGAGCAAGGCTTGAAAGGCAGGGCGCAATCTGTCATCTGCTACTGCTGCGGTTGTGGAGAGCGCTTCAATGTATTTTTCAATGGCTGGAGTTTCCATCTCCATGCCAAGATTCTTGACTGCATTGGCTAATTTAGTTGCGCCTACTTCATCTTCCATGAAAGCTTTAGCTGCGTTCTTGGCAAGAGCAATAAGACCTGTAGTACCTAAAGCCAAGCCCATAGATCTAGCTAAATTCTTAACGCTTAAATCTAAACCTTTAGTAGCCTTGCCAGCTTTCTTAAATGCGGCAGCGCCAGTAAATTCGGCTGCTATATCTACTTTAACGCCCATCAGATGCCACCCCTCGTTGAATTAAATTTAGCTGCTGCGGCTTCGATTGCTTTCAATACTCCGGCGGTAGCCTTGCCGGCATCATCCTCGAACGCTCTGAAGATAGCGCGACCGGATTGCTTGGGATAGCGACCCTTTATTTCTCCACCGAGTTTTGGCGTGAAGTTGCCTGTGATGCCTGACTTACGTCCTGCGGTCTCGTAGATAGCTCCACCGGCGCTTTTGTTCATAACTGAGGCTAAAGCTCTAAAACCTTTAGAGTTAACCTTGCTAGGTGTTGTCTTGTAAGTAATGCCTCGACTAGCTTCAGACTTGTCATAATAACGAGTAGCCCATCTGCCCTGAGCGTTGTCTCTTTTAAGCCAACCGCTAGGGGCATCTTCGTTTGATGGAAGAAAACCCCTAGCGTTTCTTGCTATCGGCTTGACGAATGAAGTGATCTCTTTGCTAACTTCTTTAGCTAGGTCGGGCTCAAACTTCTTGAGTGCCTTCCTAAGAGCGAGAGCGCCGACTACCTTTGCTGGCATTGTCTCGCTCCTTTGCTACATCGTTTAAAACCTGAACATGTGCCTGAAATGCCATTGAAGATAGCTCTACAATGGATTGGAACGGAACTCCATACTCTAGACTCAATCGAGTCGCAAGATATGTAATCGAGTTCCGGCTTACCCTAAAGGGGTGGAGTCCATCACATCCACGCTAACTAGCGTTTCAATGAACTTCTCTCCAAACGGAGGAACGGTATCGCCGCTTCTCCTGATGGCTTCCCAAGTAATCCAATAGATATCAGTTTGCTTCTGATATTCCACGATCGCTTTATGAAAGCCCATCTTGGCGTATTGCTCGAAAGCGTATTCAATTACGGGAGTTATCTCGTACTCGTTTACTGAACCGTCGACCCTTGTTACTTTTAGCTTTGCCATTTTTGCCCCTTTGTTAGTTGTTTAGAATGTACCTGTTGTTGCTACTGCAATTGTACCTGACACGTTAAATGTAAGGCTCTGCATTGCCAAGTCTGCAACTGCGCCATTGATGTCAGTTGTGTTGTTGATAAGGCATGTCATTGTGTAAAGCGGGTTAGTCGCTGATACTGCTGCTGTCTTATCTTGTAGGAATACAACTGTTACGTTTGTTCCCCATGCAGCTTGAAGTGTTGGGAGAACTGATGCTGTTGCTGTGTCGTTCATGAAGTCGATTGTGACTGATGAAGCCTCAAGACCTTTAACGAACTTGTGACCTGAGTCACCCATCGCAGTTACTTCGAGTTCATCAAATGTGCGGTTGATTGTTACTGCTGTTGCGTGATCGGATAGGTCCACGCTATTAATTTTGACCCCGACCTTATTATTCAAGAAAACGCTAATGGCCTATTCCTCATCTTTCTTTATAGTAGTTTTTGGTGCTGGTGTTACTGGTGGAAGCTGACCAATCTTGATTAGAAAATCAGCTTGCTCTTTTGTCCAATCGTCCATCGATTAGCTCCATTCCGTTAGGGTTGATATGTTAATGGTGGCGGTAAGTAATGAGCCTGACTCTGTGTCGATAGTGCCAAGGTTACTGACTGAGCCAACATTAAACTTGATTGATGATGCTGCGAGCTTATTAAAGACTGCAACAATAGTGTCCTCGATGCCAGCAAGGTTGCCCTGATTGTCCAGGAGTGGCAAGAAGATGCGTAGCTCGAAGTTAGCTAGTGGAGCAATCGTTGCCCATTGGTTGTTATTAGGCACGATGTATTCAGCACTAGAAGGTGCTACCACAACGCTATTAGCTACAGGGCTTGCAGGAGGAAAGGCGAAGGTTGAATACTTTGTATCATCTACGATCGCATTAGCAATAGTAGTTCTAAGAGTTGTGATTGCTGCCATTAGCCGACCATGCTTCTAGGGTCTAGGTAAGGAGCAATAAGTCCACGGATACGAGAGATGAGCTGGGATGACATTGCATAGAATGAGCCCATAGAGCCATCTGGAGCCATGCCGTTTCCTGAGTTAGCTTGACGGCTCTGCCAGATAGATTCAGCCACCATAAGAGCCGCGAGCTGGATGCTAGGAACTGCTGCTGGGTCTAAGTAAGTCTCGCCCGCTACTGTGCCAAATGGGTTGACTGGATGCTTGACCTGAGCCGTGTTGTTATTTCCTGAGATCGCATAAGTAATTGAATACTCGCCCACCTCTGTGATGGTCTTATTGCCATTTTGCTTAGAGCCATTACCTGAGATAACTACTGTCTGACC